ATGCTGGAAATCGCGAAAGCCGACGTCGTCGCCAGGATGAATTTTGATAACCCCTGGTGGACCGAGAACGAGCCAGACGTTCCGTTCAACGAGCAGCCCCGCCGCCGCTATTTTCAATCCTTCCTCGAGAAAATTCAGAACATTAAGCTCCGCCGAGCAGTGATCCTCATGGGGCCGCGGCGCGTTGGTAAAACCGTAATGGTGTACCAAGCAATTGGCGAACTTCTTAAGGAAGGTGTGCGGGGTGATAGGATTTTCTACGTTTCACTAGAGACGCCTATCTACACCGGGTTTTCTCTTGAAGCGCTCCTTCGCATGTTTTTGGATGATCGCGAGGTGGGGAGGAAGGAAACTGTCTATATTTTCTTCGACGAGATTCAGTATTTGAAGAATTGGGAGATTCATCTCAAGTCTCTTGTCGATTCGTTTCCCAATTTTCGCTTCGTTGCTACCGGATCTGCCGCTGCCGCCTTGCGGCTGAAAAGCCAAGAGTCTGGTGCAGGAAGGTTCTCGGACTATGTTCTGCCGCCGTTGACGTTTGCAGAGTACCTTTCTTTCATTGGCAAGGACTCTACGCTCATAGAGGCCAGGAAGCGCCCTGATAAGGGAGGGTTCCAGTACTTTGCGATTGATCTTGATGAGCTTAATGACGAGTTCGTTAACTATCTCAACTATGGCGGTTATCCAGAGGCTGTTATTGTTCAGGATGTGCGCGATAACCCTGAGCAATATATCAAAAGCGACATCATCGACAAGGTCCTGTTGCGAGATCTCCCCAGCCTCTATGGAATAAGTGACATCCAAGAGTTGAATAGGCTCTTCAACACCCTCGCGTACAACACGGGTAATGAGGTCAGCTTGGACAACCTTTCCAAGTCCTCAGGTGTTGCTAAGAATACGATTCGAAAATATCTTGAATATCTTGAAGCTGCCTTCTTAATCAGGCGCGTGGAGCGGTTAGACTGCAGTGCGAAGCAGTTCAAGCGAGCCACTGCATTCAAGGTTTATTTAACGAATCCGTCCATGCGCTCCGCCCTCTTTGGTCGCATTGGGCCTGACGATAGTAGCTTTGGTCAGCTGGTTGAGACTGCGATTTACAGCCAATGGCAGCACTCCGGCCGGACCACGCTCTATTATGCTCGATGGGGAACTGGTGAGGTCGATATCGTTTCGCTTACTGGCTCAGGACAGCAGGCTCAGTGGGCGGTTGAGGTGAAATGGTCAGATCGCCCCTTTACCAATCCTAGTGAACTAAAGTCTTGCATCGAATTTTTGAATAAAAACAAAAATATCAACAGCAACGACATGCTTATAACTAGTCGAACGAAGACTGGGTTCTTGGAGGCGGGGGGGTATTCGTTCAGATTCGTTCCTGCAGCAGAATACGCATATACGCTTGGAATGAATTTGCTTAGCAAGGATCCATGGGGCTTTAAAAAGTTTTCCTCCTCTCCTTCGGAAGAAGAGGAGTAGGAGGACATAGCCCAATGGCTGTGGTCGCCTGTTGGCTAGATCGCCGGTCGCTGCTTTTAGTCGGGCGCCGGCGTTTAGTTTTACAGGCGAATAGTCCTAACCGCACTGTCGTCGCCCTCGGGGGTGAGGTGCGCGTAGTATTTCTCCGTCGTTGCGTAGTCCGCGTGCCCGGCCAGGATCTGCACCCTTCGTAAAGGCACGCCCCCCATCACCATATGTGCGCAAAACGTGTGCCGGAGCCGATGCAGGTGCCCACCCACTCCTGCTAGCTCGGAGTCTTTTTTGAACCAGTCCGACACGGTGTCCTTGTGCACCGTGACCAGTGGATCGGGTAGGTGGCGCAGCGCCCACCTGGCATAGCGGTTGAGGGGAACCTCCCGCCACTTCCCGGACTTTGTCCGGCCTTCGCCGTTCTCGTCCGGATCGCTCTCGACCAGAAGGCGGCCGGCCACGACAGAGCTTTTCTCCAGGCCGATGATCTCGCCCCGCCGCAGCCCGGTGTGGGCCATGAAGAGCCACAGCTGCGCCCGCCCAGGGTTCGCCCGATACAGCCGACGCATCGCCGCCCGGTCATAGAACTTGACTGCCACGCTCCGCACGCCGCGAGGCGCCTTCACGGAGGCCAGCGGGTTCACGTCAAGCTCTTTCCATTCGACGCCGCGGTTGAACGCCGCCTTCAGCCGTCGAATCTCCTTCCCCACGGTTTCCTTTGCCGCCTTGTCGTCCAGCAGCCTGGCGCGCTTGTACTGCTCCACCTCGACCGCCCGGATGCTGTCGATCGGCCGGTGGCCGAAGCGCTCGATGAAGCGCTTCACCTCGCTCCTGGCCTTAGAAATTGTGGTCGGGTGTTCGGCCTCGTACCAGTCGAGATACCACTCCAGGTAGTCACGGACCTTGGGCAGGCGCGCCAAGATCCGGACCCCATGGGTCAGTTCTGCTTCTTTCGCGGCACGTATTCTCTCCGCCTCACGGGCGTCAGGTTCCCCAATGGACCTGCGAAAGCGCTCGCCGCCTTCCGACCAGTCGAGGTAGGCCTTGCTGCCGCGCCAGTAGAGTCGAACCTTTGCCATTCCTCTGCACCCTCAATCGCGGCATAGAGCGCCGCCTTTTCGTACAACTGCTTTCCCATGAAGCGCCTCGGCGTCAGCCCGTAGCCCATGGCGTTCTTCCTGAACTGACTGTTGGACACGCCGCAGTAGTGGGCGGCTTCCTCGACCGTCAGCCAGTCCTTGCCCGAGAGGTCGAGCTTTTCAGCGGCTCCCATGGGCGCCTCCCGCAGCTTTCCTCCTGCCGGCGGGCTGCTCGGCCAGGCTGAGGTTGAACTGCACCACGTTGTCGGCGACTTCCGGCGCGGTCGCCGGGCGCGCGCTGCGGGCTGGCCGGTTGATGCGGCGCCACTCGGCCAGCGCCTTCTCGGGATCCTGGCTCTTGCTGGTCGCCCTGCATGCGCACTCGACCAGGTGGCCACCGCCGGCGGCGGGTCCGCGCAGGTCGTGGATGTGGCGCGCGCGGTGGCCGGCGGCGCACTTCGGCAGGCCTTCGGGATGGCTGATGTGTTTCTGCGTCATGGCTTCTGGCACTCCAAGATGTGGGCTTCGATCTTTTCCAGCAGGAAGGCGGCTTCCCTGGCGCGGCGCTCCCTGTCGTAGCGTCCAACCGGGTGGGGCCCGGCATCGCGCAGCCATTTCAGGGGCTCAACCAACCAGCGGGGGTCGATGGGGAGGCGCATGCGCGGGTCCACGGGTTTGACCATCGGCTTGCAGTCCGGGCCGGCCCAGTCCTCGGGATCTCCGCACCTGGTGCACACGCCGGCCTTGAACGCGTGGTCGCGCTCGGGCTGGATGACGCGCGGGGTTTCCCACAGGGCCCGGACGACCCAGCGGCGAACGCGAGCGTGATAGACGTGTTCCGGGGTGGCGGTCATCCAGCAGCCGGGGCGCGAGTCGCCTTGGTGCCGGTACTCCCAGCGGACGGGCGGCTGGGTATACAGCTCCTGCAGCAAGGTGTCGCTCCACTCGCGCACCTGGTCTGCCGAGATCGGCGCGCCGGCGGCGCCCAGGCGACGCATGGTGGCGACGACCGCGGCGACGGGCGAGGATGCCTGGCACGCGTCAGCGGCGGCCGCCGGGGTGGTGGGGAAGCTTGCAGTGGTCATGCGAACAGATCCATTTGAGCCGGCAGCGCCGGTGGTGGCAGCGGAAGCGATGCGGCGGGGCGAGCGTTGGCCTTGCTGCGGCGCTGCGTGGCGCTCAGCGCCGCGCGCTGTGCCAGCTGCAGGTACTCACCGCGTGCGCGCATCTGCCACGGGCGGCCACTGATCGGGCACAGGTCGTGGTTGCCGGCGTTGTAGTGGTCGGAGGAGGGGCCTTCCTGATAGCGCAGCTTCACCAGGTAGTGAGGCCGCCCGGCGCAGAACCCGCTTTCGGTGTGCGGTCCGCTGACGCTGCGCACGGTGAACAGCCGCGGCCTACGGCGCCAGTTGCTGGCATCGCCCGGGAGGTCAGGCAGGCCATAGTTGGCGTTGGGCTCGTCCTTGTACCAGGACCACACCTTGTCTCCAGCCTGGAACGGCTGCAGTTCTTCGGTGCCCGCATGCGTACGGTCCGGAAGAGGGGGCAGCAGATCGCGGATAGAGAAGATGCCGCCGCGCCCGTTCGCTTCCCTGAAACAGGTGAACGCGAACGGCGCGACTGCGATGCCACCGGACCTGATGACGTAGAAGCCCCGCCGGCATGCCGTGGTTCCGCATTCGAAGGAGCAGCCGAGGAGCGTCTGGCGCGACCAGCCCCGCGCAACCCGCCTGGCAATCATTGCCGCGGCGATCTCGCGCGCAACGTCCAGATCCATGACTGTGGTGATTCCATTCATCTCCAACCCCGCAGGTATTCGCCGAACGTCACGCCACCGTCGTAGCTCAGAAACTGCTGGTAGCGCTGCTGCGACCTGGTCAGTTTCGGCGGCGGTGGGGTGTGGTCCCTCACCACAGCGCGGCCAGCTTCGTTGACCGTGAAAAGGTCATCGCCGCCGGTGATCGCATTGCCCGCGCGCTGGACCATGTACCCACGCGCGACCAGCGCCATGCAGTGCTGGTGGTCGGCTCCGCCTTCGCCCGTGACGAAGTGGTTGCGATAGCTGAGCTCCAGGCCACCGTCGCCGACGCCCAGGGCGTGGCGAAGGATGTGCAGCTCAGCTGCCGGCAGCGTGGCGGTGTTCACCTGGTCAGCCATTTGTCGAATCCTTCGCGGTGCGCGCGCTGTGTATGCTTTGGTGAGAGACGCACCGGAATGGAGCAGGTGCGAAGGTGATGGGATGCACAGGCAAGAAGACTGGAATCTGAAAATCAGGGGCCGCGACGTGACGGTCCGGGTGGTGCTGGACGGCATCGGCCGAGTGGGGCAGGGGACGCTGACGGGTTTCCATGTGGTGTACGGCCCCAGCCAGATCGGCCTGGAGGTGCGCGTGGAATCCCGGGAGGACGCTGCAGCCAAGACCGAGGCGCTGCTGTCCGAGCTGATGGGTGCCGACTGGTACTGAGCCGCCAGATCTGGCCCTTTTCATCAGCCTTCGCCGTGAAGTAGATTTGCCATCGCGTACGGTTGGGGAACCGAAATGAAGACAGAGGGCTTTCGCCGGACTCTGCAGGGCGTGATCGACGGGCGCAGTTTCCGCGTGGAGATCACCAGCCAGGTGGAGGACGAATTTGAGTTCACTGCCACGGTGGAAGGTGTCGCCGTGGTCGCGCCGCGCGCCGGCGTGATCCGCAACAAAGGCGACGCCATGCAGCTCGCCATGGCTGCCATCGAGAAGCACATTGCAGACCTCGCGCGAGAGGCCTGAGCCGCGCTGGCCCGGGATGATGCTGTAACTACTCATGCTCGCGGCTCCTTTGCGTTTGCGCCGTTGATCTGCTGGCCGCCGAGGGCGGCGCTGAATTCCCAGCGCTCTGCCTCGCGGGTGTAGTAGGCGGCGCGCTCCTGGCGCTCGCTTTCGGTGAACTGCCTGTCGTGCAGCGCGGCGTCGGCGGCTTCGCGGTTGGCCTTGGCCATGCGGACCGGGTCGTCCTTGAAGATGTCGAGCTGGTTGCGCATGCGGTTCCCTGGGATGGGTTGCCGGCGAGTGGAAGTCCGGCCGGCGGCGGAGCCCGGTTGCCCGGGCGGGCGGTTGCTCAGTGCGTGTCGTCGGCGGGCATGGCCCGGCGGCGGCGTTCTTCGGTGCGGCGCTGCATTTCGGCGCGGAAGGCAGGCCAGCCGAGGCGTGCGTCCTTCCAGCCGTGCCAGCCGAAGTACGCGATGCCGCCCAGGGCCAACAGCACGAAGGAGTCGGCACCTGTGTAGATGGCGCGCGCGAGCAGCGCCATCAGGGCGCCGACGATCACGGCGCAGTAGAAGGGCAGGGCCAAGTGGTGCATCACGCGGCGTCCTGGCTCAGGCCGTAGTCGGCGAAGCGGTGGAAGGCGCTGTTGTTGATCTTCCAGTAGCTGCTGCCGGCGTCGACGCGGCCGATCCAGCCCTCCAGAAAAGCGTCCAGTTCCAACCGTTCCACGGCAGAGACGGATGCAAGGAAGTCCTCTGACTGCTCGCCCAGTTCTTCACACATCTGCTGTTGTGCCCAATCAATGAACGCGTCGGCGCCGAGGTGGTTGGCCGGTTGGAACGGCTCGCATTCGCCGATGTGCACGCCCAGCGGCAGTTCGCCGGCATCGCTGCCGCCGCGCACTTCTCGATCAAAGGCCGCCTTTATGGCCTCATCGATCGATCCGAAGTGGCCGTGGTAGGTCTCTTCATCGAAGGACCAGCTGTAGGTGGGCTTATCCATTGCTCTGCTCCTGGGTGATTGCGTAGAACGTGCCGTCGGCGGCGCGACCGACTTCAACGTGCATGTCGGGGCCGCTGGCCAGGTCGACGCCGATCAAGATCGGTGCCGGGCCGGCGGGCGAGGGGATGTGCGGGATGCCGATCTGCATCTGCGCGAAGAAGTCCTGGTCGGTCATGCCTGGAGCCCCGTGAAGCTGAAATTGCAGGTGCGCTGGCAGTTACCCACCTTGGCTTCCCACCGCAGGGAGGCGATTTCTTCCTCATGCGGCGCCAAGGCTTCTTTGATGGCCTTGAACGAGCTCAGGTTGAACTCGGGGTAGGCAAACAGCTTCTCGGCCAGCCAGAGGGCGCGGAAGGGCGTGGGCAGGCCGCGAAGTACGCACGCTCCGGTGGTGACGTGGGTCACCTGCCATTCGCCCAGCTCGGTGTTGCTGCGATCACCCATCATGGTCGACTCGTCGTCGCTGTAGACGTGGTGGCAGAAGAACGGGCCGACGACGAAGCCGGTGAACTTGCTTGGAGGCGAGGCGTCGGCGCGCTGCAGGTCTTCGCCGCGCGGCAGGGTCAGCGTCTGCATTGCGGCGGGGGCGCGGGCGCTCATGCAGCACCGCCTTGCGCGCGCTGCGGGCCAAGGCGAGCAGACTGCTTCATGCGGCTGATGGCAGCCGCGGCGCTGCCGCCGCGCAGGAAGTCGAGCCGTGCCAGATCGGCGACGGTGTTGGCGAAGTCGGGACGGTGACCGATGCGCAGGGCGGCGAGTCGGACGGCGTCGGCGACGGCGCGGCCGCGCTGCTGCGAGCCTACCAGGATGGCGACGGCGCTCATGCCGCGTCCTTGCCGCTCAGGGCGTCGGTGTACTGCTTGGCGGTGGTGCCGCTCATGCGCAGCGCCTGTGCCGCGCGCTGCAGCTCCACTGCCAGCTGGTCGGCCTCAGCCGCATCGACATGGATGCGGGAGCAGCCGACGGTGATGGTGATGACGCCCAGGTCGGGCATCAGCACAGCGGAAGGGGTCAGGTCTTTGAAGGCGCCAAGGGACATGCGGGCCATGTGTGATCTCCTGCGCCCTGCCCCGGGATGGGGTTGTGTTGGGCGACGACCGTAGATTAGGAGTGGCTAATCATTCAGTCAATAGGAGTGGCTAACATTTTTCTGAATGCGCCGCGTCTGCCATGGCCCCGCCGCTGCTGCGTGCTACGTTCCCTGTCTTTTAGGCAGAGAAGAAGCCAATGGGCGGTGTGTCGCTGATAGGGATGATCGGGCTGGTTTTCGGGGTAGTGCTGGCGATCCTGTGGATCCTGGTGCCGTTCGCAATCTTCGGGATCAAGCCGCTGCTGCAGGGGATTCTTGCAGAGCTGCGCAGGGCCAACGCGATCGCAGAGGGGCGCGCGGCTCCAGCACTTGGCCCCGTCTCGCCGGCAGAGGGGGATGAACCACAGGGCACATTGGCGACCATCCGTGCGGCCGTCAGGCAGGCTGATCGACCTTGATGGGTCCAAGAGGGGCTGCCTGTCGTGCTCAGCGGCAGATGCTCAGCGGCGACGGATCAATTGTGAAGAGATTCCGTTCAGTCTCATCAGTTGACTGAGACTGTCCACAAGTTGTTCGGGACGGTCAGCCGTTTGTCGGAAAGTCTTAGTGGAACCGCGGATTTCACACCTAATATTCGCGCATGTGAATAGCAGGCGTTTTGCGTCGCTGTTCTTTAACAGGGGGCTTCAAGGACGAATGACGACTAACGTTTTGGATAAGCGTAACGCTCGCGTGACGAGCGATTCGCGCTGGTCCGTGGATGATGCAGCTGGCGGCTACGTGTACTACGTAGACAACACGCACTTCGACAAGATCGCCGAGCGAAGCACTGCGGTGATGATCTGCGCAGGCGATGCAGAACTGATCGATCAGTGGAAGCAATGGTTCGTAGACGAGGATGCGGGGTACGAAGCGCCGCCATCTCATTTGCAGGATCTTCAAGGGAACGTTATCGCGGCCATCACGGTTACGGTGATTACGAAACCTGGCTTCGCTGTCGACTTCAGCGAAGGCCTGTACCACCGTCACGAAGACTCAGCGTACTTCTGTGGCAGCGGTGGTGCAGCCGCGAAAGATTGCTACTCGGTGAACGGGTGCAGTTTTAGGTGTGTGGATTCGGCGTCCGTTGCCGATCCCTTCACTGGCGGGGACGTTAAATACTATGACGTCTCGTCCTTTGAGAACAATTTGAGCAATCCCAAGGCATCTCTTCAGGACATGCTGGATCAGTTGGTAGACCGGGGGTTTGCAATGAACAAGACTACAAGAGAGATCACGCCCATGAGTCCGTTGACCCAAGAAGAACTGCGACAGAAGCTTGCCAACGGCACGCTTTCCGCGTCCGCTCCCACTGGTGTTCCTCTACGCGGCTGGTCTGATCGTGCTCGCCATGACGCTCAAGAGGCCATGCGCCGCATCGTTGAGCGTGAGAAGGCTGCAAACGGCGAGTAAGCCGCTACGGCCTCGTTATTGAAAAAGCCCCGCTTCGGCGGGGCTTTTTCGTTGTCCCAAGTTGGGACGCTATTTAGAACTTCCGAAGGCCAGCGTGGATCAGTGCCTTGCCCAAGATGCTCACGTCTCCGGGGTCCGGCCGATAGGCAGGGAAGTCCGTGTTGACGCTCACCACGTACAGACCATCGCCGCGCTTCTGCAGCATCTTGATCTGCGTCTCGCCGCCGATGTTGATCAGGTAGTAGTCGTCGCCATCGAAGTAGTCGCAGCTGGTGTCGATCCATACGATGTCGCCGTCTTCCAGCTTCGGCTTCATGGACGGCCCACGGCCGGTGATGATCTGGATCCGACCAGGCTTGGGCAGATAGCCGAGCTTCCGGCGAACCTCCCATTCGGCGACCTCGATGGTCTTCACTACCTCGGGGTAGTCCTGGTTGACGATCCCTGTGCCCATTCCCGCGCCCCCTTCAAACAAGTCGAAGCGAACATAGCCGGGTGGCGTCTCAATCTCTCGGACTGGAGAGATCCATTCTGTCTGCTCGGCGCCTGCGAGCATGGCCCCCTTGCCGGTGGCCAGCCACGCCTCACTGACTCCTAGCGCCTTGCCGGCCGCGAGGAGATTTTCACCGCGAAGGAACTTGGCCTTGCCGCTGAACCAGCCATTGACGCTGGGTGCCGAGATCCCAACCCGGCGGGCAAGCTCGGCCTTCGTGATTTGCGCATGCTCGATTGCGAGCGTCAGGCGTTCGGCGAGAGTTGTCATTAGGAAAGGCTAACGGCTATTAGGTTAGGACTGGCTATTGACTGACGCATTAGCGAGTCCTAATCTTCTCGCATGGACAACCTTACTGCTTCCGAGATCATCGACCGCTTGGGTGGCACCACCGAGGTGGCTCGCATCTGCCAGATCAAGCCGCCCTCTGTTAGTGAGTGGCGCTCTACCGGAATCCCGCAAGCTCGCCGGCAGTTCCTGGAGCTGCTCAGACCGGACGCATTCGGTAGCGCGGTGCAGGCCCAAGACGGGGTAGTCGAAGCGCGTGCGCTGGTCGACAGCCGCATGAGTAAGCGCGCGCTGCGCGCCCGGCTGGGCCTGGGCAGTGATGCGCACCTCGCCAAGGTGTTGGGTCTGCCGGTGGAGCAGGTCAGCGGCTGGGCGGACGAGGACATGGTCCCGGCGCTGCCGCAGGTGATGAAGCTGCTTGGGCACACCGATCAGCAGGAGCCGGCCGCACCGCGCAACGACGACCCCGATGCCGACCGCATTGGTGCTGTCGACACCGCCTGAAAGGCCATCCCTGGCCGTCGTCCCTGAGTTGTCTCTGTCCATGGCGCCCATCGTGCGCCGTCCGGGCCCAGCCCGAAACCCTGAAACACCGTCCCTCCCAAGGTGACCCATGACCTGCAGTACCTCACCCCTCAGCTGGCTCGACACCCTCTACAACTCCGTGCGCGAGACGCCGGGCGGTGTGGAGGCTGCCGCCCTTTACCTGGCCCAGCGCCGGGGTAAGTCGATGCATACCGAGACCCTGCGCGCCAAGCTGCGCGGTCTGGAGGGGGAGTCGGTGTCGCTCCAGATCGCCGAGCTGCTGACCGAGTGGATGCAGGAGCAGGCCGGCGGCAGTGAGCGCGCGCTGGGCTGGCTGCAGTCGCTGGTCGCGCGCTTCGGCATGGCCGCCGACGTGGTGCCGCCGGCACCCGAGGGCGGGTGGTCCGACGAAATTGGCGCTATGCAGATGAAGCTGCTGGAGATCACTGCGCGCGTGGGCAAGTTGGCTGGCGCGACGGTTGAGGCGGTCGCCGACGGGCGTATCACCAACGCGGAAGCGCAGCTGATCATCAACGAGATCCGGGCAATGCGCACGATGCTTTCCCGTCTGGAGCGCAACGTCGCGCGCGCTGCAGCGAAGGGGAGGGCAGCCCGATGACCAGTCTGGCCCGTTCCAACGATCCGAACAGCAGCCACGCGGCTGCGGCGGACCTTATCGCCACCGGCAAGCTTCTGGATCAGCAGACGCGCGCTGCAGCAGCAGTGCACCGGCACCCCGGGCAGAGCAGCCTGCATCTGGCCGCACTGACTGGCCTTGACCGCCACATGCTCGGCCGTCGCCTGCCGGAGCTGGCCCGCCAGGGGAAGATCTGGCGCGGCCCTGCAGCGCCGTGCGCCACGACGGGCAAGAGCGCCTGCACGTGGTTCCCGGTGGCACCGGGCGAAAACCTGTCGCTGGGGCTCTGACATGTCGACCATCATCATGTCGCAGTGCTGGCCGCTGCAGGGTTTGAGCGTCACCCAGAAGGCTGTGCTGATCTCGCTGGCCGACCAGGCCAACGACGACGGCGTGTGCTGGCCGGCAGTGGGCACCATCGCCGCGCGCTGCTGCATGTCGCCGCGCGCTGTGCGCACCGCCATGGATCATCTGGAGGTCGTTGGCCTGCTGACCCGTGATCGCCGATTCAACAGCAGCACGGTCTACAACGTCACCCCGGCGAACTTCGACACCGCAGCAGCGCCGTCCAAGGGCTCTCGCAAGGCGGGTAAATCGGGTGCTGCATCGGGCGCAGGTGCTGCGCCCCATGCAGGGGGTGCGCCCGCTGCAGGTGGGGATGCGCCCGCTGCAGGAGGGGATGCACCGGGCGCAGGTCTAGAGGTGCGCCCCGTGCCGCCTAACCGTCATATAACCATCAATGAACCGTCAGAAGAACCGTCATTTCCGGCGGGCCTGTCGGTCGCGCCGCCGGTGGTGGATGCGGAGACCGAGGTCCAGGCCGCATGCAGGGCCACGTGGGTGGCCTATGCCACGGCGTACCGGAACCGTCACGGCGTGGCGCCGGTCCGCAACGCCAAGGTCAACGCCAACGTGAAGCAGCTGGTGCAGCGGCTGGGCCGTGATGAAGCGCCGGCGGTGGCCGGCTGGTTCCTGACCGTCAACGAGCGCTACGTGGTGCAGAACATGCACGACCTGGGCTCGCTGCTGGCGAAGTGCGAGGCCTACCGCACGCAGTGGGCCACCGGCCGGCAGATGACCGCGACCAGCGCCCACCAGCAGGACCAGACCCAGGCCAACGCCTCCGCCGCCGACGACGCCAAGGCGCTGCTGCGCCGCATGAAGGGGAACGCCGATGCTCAGTGATGCCGAACAGGACACGCTGGTCGAAATGCTGGTGGCCACGGCCGAGGTGATGGGCGAGCAGATCCGTCCGACCGCTGCGGCCTACATGGTCACCGACCTGGCGACCTACCCGCTGCGCGTGCTGGCCGAGGCGCTGACCGCGTGCCGCCGCGAGGTAAAGGGTCGGCTGAGCCTGGCCGCGATCATGGAGCGCATCGACGACGGCCATCCGGCACCGAACGAAGCATGGGCAGTCGCCATCCGCGCCACTGACGAGGCGGTGACGCTGGTGTGGACCGAGCAGACCCGGGACGCCTGGACGGCGGCGCTGCCGCTGGTCGAGGAGGGCGACAAGATCGCCGCCCGGCAGGCGTTCCTGGAGGTGTACGCCCGGTTGGTGAAGAGTGCGCGCGCTGTGGGTGGCTGCGCCGTCTACCAGCCGTCGCTGGGCCACGATGCCAGCGCCCGTGCCGCAGCGCTGCAGCTGGCAGTCGACGCTGGCCGCCTTGCGCACCAGCAGGTGGCCGAGCACCTGGCACTGCCGGCGCCCACGCCCGCGTTCAACCCGCTGGCGCTGCTGGCCGGCCGAGTGGAGGCCAGCCCGGAAGCGAACGAGCGCACCCGGAAGCGGCTGGCAGAGATCGCCGAGCTGTTCGGTTCCGCCCAGGACGCCGCGGCATGAGGCAGGACCACGTTGAACTGGAAGTGCGGCCGGCATCGGAGCCGGTAGCCGAGGCCGGCTGGTATCTGGCCTATGGCTACGGGATCAAGCCGCTGGTGCTGTACGCGACCCGTGGCATGACCGTGTGGCGCGACGGCATGCGCCAGATCCCGATCACCCGATATGCCGGCCCCGTGCCGGAACTGCGCTGACGCGCGCTGCCCCAATCACTCAAGGACAGGCATCAATGAGAACTATCACACGCGATATGCGCGACCCCGAAAAGGCGAGGGCCTGACGGTGGGCGCGTGGGTCTTCACGGGGAAGCTCAAGGCTCGTCTGCAGAAAGGCGGCGCCGTCATGGCGATCAAGCCGGTCTATCGATGGCGGGAAAAGTGCCCCTGCTACAGCTGCTCGGACTTCATAGATCAGGTTCTCGGCATGGTGCGTTGCCCTGTCTGCGGCAACAAGTACTGTCCGCGCGGCACTGACCACGCGCTCACCTGCACCGCTTCCAATGAGCCGGGCCAACCGGGCAGCCGCTACTGATGTGGTCGAAAGCTCCGCCGCCGACCAAGGAAGAAGCGGCCCGGATTGAGCTGGCCAAGACCGGCCCCTGCATGGCCTGTCTGGTGCGCTACTCGCAGGGCCTGATGGCGAAGCGCTACGTGGTCTACGGCTGCGAATACAACCATGCCAAGTCGGGAGACATCCGGCGCGGCCACTTCTTCGGCTACGCGCTGTGCCAGTGGCACCACCAGCGCTACCGCAGCGAACACATGACACAGAAGCAAATGGTGGACCGCTGGGGCCCGCCCCTGCACTGGTCCAAGAGATTCCACGAAGCGTTCGGATCGGACGACGACCTGATCGCACAGCAGACCTACATCAACGACCTGAGGAGAGCCGCATGAAGGATCGAAGCAAAAGGTACGCAGCGCGCTCGCGCGCGCTGTTTGAAGCAAATCCCGGCCTGCAGATCACTGGCATCCACGTGGCTGACCAGCTGGGCGTCGTGGGCTATATCGAGCGCGGCAAGGTCCGCCGGACGCTTCGCGACCTGGTGGATGCAGGCTACCTGCGGAAGCTGGGTGACGGTAGGGCCGGGCTCTACGAGCGCACGGGCGCCCGCATGCAGCGCCTGCCGATGACCCCGGAAGAGCGCAAGGCGAGGGACAGTCAGCTCACGAAGGAATACCGGGAACGTACCCGCGCCGCCGGAGAGGCTGGCCCGCGCGCGCCGGACAAGATGACGATCAACCGCGCGCGGCTGGATCTGCTGGCCGACCTGGCCCCGGCCAAGCCGTGGGGTAAGGAAAAGGGCCGCCAGCGGCCGGCCGAGACGGTGGAGCAGTTCCAGGCGCGCGGCGGGCAGGTGCAGCGCCTGACGGCCAGCTGGGAGCAGGCAGCATGACTCCGGACCAGATGCGGGAGCGCTACATGGAAGCGGCGGCCATTGTGAACTGGCGGCCCATCGCAGGGGCGCCGCAGGATGGCACGCGGCTGATGCTGTGGGATTCGGTGAGCAAGCGGCCGGTCTTCGCCAGCTGGCGCGGTGGCAACCCGAAGATCACGCACTATGCGGCCGAGCCGGCCGGCCCGGAGGTGCTGGGTGCCTGATCGCGCGCTGGAGCTGGTACTCCCTTGGCCGAGCAAGGATTTGTCGCCGAATGCCCGCGTGAACAGGTGGCGGAAGGCTGAGGCAACCGCGAGTGCCCGGCAGCTCGCCGCGGTGCTTGCGTACAACGCGGGGTGGAAGGGCATGCAGCTGCCGACTGGCCGCCTATACCTCTGGATTGATTGCTACCAGGCACCGGGTAAGAAGCTGCCGGACGACGACAACATGGTCGGCCGCTGCAAGGCGTACCGGGACGGCATCGCGCAGATTTTGGGGATAGACGACGGGCGGTTCCTGTCCCGGCCGTTCGTACACGACGAGCGCCGGGCGGGCGGCCAGGTCGTGATGCGCATCACGGGTGGGCCCGAGCCGGGAAGGTAGGTCGCGGGCTGTGCGACGCAAGGGGAACAAGCTGGCTGGATGGACCTGACCCGCTATGACGACAAGGCGCTGGGGCTGCTGAGCAGCCTGCAGCAGGAGATAGCCGAAATGCGATGGAACCGGGCGTGGACGGCACCGGACCAGCGCGGAGAGGCCGAGCAGGCGCTGCGCCGATCGCGCGCGCTGCGCCGCGAAATCAACCGACGAGATCGATTAAGGGGAAGGGGATGAAAGACGCACGCGAGCTGCTGTCCAGCGGGACGGGCCCGAAGGCAATGAGTTATGACGGAAGCCCTGGCGGGCCGTCCACAGAGGCGATCTTGGCCGCCCTGGCATACGTCCACCACGGGCTGGGCCGTGAACTGATGGAGGCGCTGTGGTGGCCCGAGAGCGGGGCACGCCGCCGTGAGCAGCTGCGGCAGGAGGTGATCGGGCTGGTGGCGCCTGAGTTCACCCGCCAGATGCATGCCCTTGCAGACGCCAGGACGAGCTTCGGCATTGCCAAGGCCTGCATTGGCTGGACCGGCGGCCAGACCACTGAAAAGCAGCGCCGGGAGCTGCGGCGCACGGAGCAGGCCCTGGATGACGCGCGCGCTGCAGCGTGGCCCAACAACACCATGGAGCAGCTCGGCGTGCTGGCCGCGGCGGTGATAAATGAAATGGCCGGCCGCTGCGAGTGCCCGGGCTGCGGTGGGAAGAAGGTCGTTACGGATCCGGATGTTTCTGGCGTCGTGAAGTGCCCGCGCTGCGCCGGAAGCGGCTACGACCCGTTCAGCGGGCGCAGGCGTGCAGCGGCAATCGGTGCTGACTGTTCGGCATACAGCCGGTTCTGGCGGCCGGTGTACGAGTGGATGCTGGCCAGCTTTAGCGCGGCTGAGGCGCGCGCTGTCGTCCAGTTCAACAAGGCCCTTACGCAGGCCGCATAGCGATGACTTCCTAGGTCATCGGAAAAGGGGGCATTCTTGCCACCATCCAATCGCAAGCCCCGGCCAAGCCGGGGCTTTTTCTTTGCCCGCGTCCCAGCCGGACTAACTCTCGTGCCCAGCCGGCGCTAGGGGCGGGCACCTACCAACCGGGAGGGGCATATGCCGAACCGGACAAGCAACGGGGCCACCATGAAGGACGAAATCATTGGCACTGCCGCAAGTGCTGTAGCGAAGGCTGCGCCGCCAGTGACGGTCGCCGGCGCGGTTGCCGCTGGCGCCAACCTCGACCGCGTGGTGGTGGTGCTGACGATCATCTACCTGGTCGGTCAGATCAGCTACCTCGGGTGGCGCTGGATCCGCGAGTGGCGGCAGAGGGCTCAGGCATGAAGGCGAAACTGATTGGCGTAAGCGCCGCTGCAGTCATCAGCTTGGCCGCGGCCTCGCTGGTGAAGCCCTGGGAGAACTGGTCGCCCACCCCCTACATCGACATTGTGGGCGTAGCCACGCACTGCTACGGCGACACCAGCCGTCCAGACAAACCGGTCTACACCGAGCCGGAATGCGCAGCGAAGCTGAATAGCCGTCTCGGTGTGTATCTGGCTGGAGTCAGCCAATGCATCAAGGTGCCGCTCGGCGAACGCCAGTGGGCGTCCGTGCTGAGCTGGACCTACAACGTCGGCGTGGCGGCAGCCTGCAACTCGACGCTGGTGCGAAAGATCAACGACGGTCAGCCGGCTGCGATCTGGTGCGCCGAACTGGACCGTTGGGTCTACGCGGGTGGCAAGCGCGTGCAGGGGCTGGCCAATCGCCGTGCTGCTGAGCGCGCCATGTGCGAGGGCCGGTCATGACGCACCCTGCAGCAGTGCTCGCCGCGTTCGTCCTCTGGTCCGCTGCCATGTTCGGTGCAGGCTGGGCGTGGCGCGGTGATCGCGCCGAGGGCAGCGAGGCCCTGAGCCAGGTGGCAACCGGTAAGCGAGCCTTACAAGTTGAACAGCAGGCCCGCGCGGTCGAACACCAGCAGGCCGACGACATGGCCGCCATCGGAGCGAAGCATGAAGAAGATCGCACTGCGGCCCAGGCCGTCCCTGCTGCTGTTGTTGCTGACCTGCGCGATGGTCGTCTCCAGCTGCGCGACGACCTCGCCACCTGTAGCACCAGCCTCCTGTCCCAAGCCGTCGCCGGCGCCGTCGAACGTGACCAGGCAGCCCAACTACGAGCAGAGGTTGCGGGCGCTGTTGTTCAAGTCGGAAGAGACGCCGACGACCACGTCAGTGCCTGCCAAGAAGTGATCGAGGTGGATCGTGGTGGATGATCGGCTCGACAAGCTGCTGGCCCTGGCAGAGAAGCAGCACGTCATCATCGCGGAGCAGGGCAAGCAGATCGGCCAGCAGGCCGACAGCATTGCGCTGCTGACGCAGTCAGTGGCGATGTTGCTGGGCGAGGAGATTGGGACGCCTGTGGCAGATGATGCCGAGGCTGCTCCGCGCGTGGATCTCGACGGGAAGCCGTACTGATGCCCACCCGGCCACCTCAGCACCGCGCCGCCGGCTGGCGGCCGTACAAGGAGCCTGCAGCTCAGGTGCGCAGGCGGCAAACGCGGCGAGCGCTGCCTACCAACTCAGCGCGATGGCGTCGCATCCGCGAGGCTGTGCTGGCGCGTGAGCCGCTGTGCAGGGCCTGCGCCATGCTGGGCAAGGTGTGCGCGGCCACGGAGGTCGACCACATCGACGGCGACTCCGGCAACAACGCCGACACGAACCTGCAGCCGTTGTGCCGGCCCTGTCATAGCGGGAAGACCGCGCGCGAGAACGGCGGCTTCGGCCGCGAACCGTGGAACGGCGACGGGTTCCACGGCAGATAGGGTTATCCACAGAAAGCTGAACGAAAGAGGGTGGGGGAGGGTCAAAGTTCAGGGCCCTCCCGCAGCGATACGCGCGCCCCCCTTTCTTCGCGCTTCCGCAGAATTTGAATTTCAAGGCAGGTGGCCATGGCACGGCACAAGCAGCCGGCCGAGCTGGCGGCACTCAAGGGGGCGACCAAGAAGGACCCCCAGCGCTACAGGAAAGAACCTCCTAAAACCGGCAAGCCTCTCGGGAAGGTCCCCGACCATCTGGAGCCCGGCGTGGCCGCTGTTTGGAAGGAGCTGGAACGATGTGCCTTGCCGGGGGTGTTGACCAGCTCCGACAGGTTCGTGATGGAGGTCGCCGCCTCCCTGCTCGCCGAGTTCCGGGCCATCAGGACCGAGTTCAAGGCGGCCAAGTATTCCCACCTGATCGGGTGCCTGGCCCGGCTGGGCCTTACCCCTGCGGACCGCCAGAAGCTGGGGACCGAAGCGCCGAAGGAGGGCAACCCATTCGACGAGTTCTGACCCATGACGCCGAGCGAATCCGCCAAGGCCTACGCCAAAAGCGTTGTGGCCGGGAAGACGCCGGCCAACGAGTACATCCGCCTGGCGTGCCGGCGGTTCATTGATGACCTAAAGCGAAAGGGCGCGGACTGGCCCTACAAGTACGACGCGGCCAAGGCCGACCGCGCTGTTCGCTTCATGGAGAAGATGCCGCACACCAAGGGCAAGTGGGCAGCTCAGAAGCGGCTGCTGGTGCTGGAGCCCTGGCAGCACTTCATTGAGTGCAACCTGTTCGGGTGGGTGCAGAAGCGCAATGGTCATCGCCGGTTCCGGCGGTCCTATGAAGAAATCCCACGCAAGAACGGGAAGTCGCTGCGCCTGGCTGCGCGCGGACTGTACCTGTTCTGTGCAGATGGCGAGGCCGGCGCCGAGATCTACTCGGGCGCCACCAGTGAGAAACAGGCCTACGAGGTGTTCCGGCCTGCCTGGCAGATGGTCCAGAAGCTGGCGCCCCTGCGGGCGCGTTTTGGCATTGAGCAGGCGGGTAACCCGAAGAACCCAGGCCCCATGTTTGTCATGGAGGACATGTCGAAGTTTGAGCCGATGATCGGCAAGCCCGGCGATGGCTCCAGCCCGCACGCGGCGCTCGTTGACGAGTACCACGAGCATGACGACGACCACATGGTGGACGCCATGGAGACGGGCATGGGTGCCCGCGAGCAGCCGCTGCTCTCCATCATCACTACGGCAGGAACAAACCTGTCGGGACCCTGCTATGAAATGCGCGCGGACGTGATCCGAATCCTGCGCGGCGAGGTGAAGGACGAGACGATTTTTGGTGCCATTTACGGCATCGACGAGAGCGACCGATGGGACGACCCGGCCAGTTTGGTGAAGGCGAATCCGAACTATGGCGTGTCCGTTTTCTCGGAATTTCTGCTGCAGCAGCTGGAGCAGGCAAAGCGATCAGCCAGCAAGCAGAGCGCATTCCGCACCAAGCATTTGAACGACTGGGTGGGCGCAAAGCTCGCTTGGATGAACATGCTGGCGTGGCAGCGGCAAAAGCGCGCCTTTGAGATCTCAGATTTTGCTGGTTGCCCATGCTGGATCGGTGTCGACCTGGCATCGAAGCTGGACGTGGCTGCGGTGGTCATGCTGTTTGAAAAGGCTGGCAGCTACTACGCGATACCACGGTTCTACGTCCCTGAGCGGGCCGTGGAACACAACGAGCGATACCAGCTGTTCGTGCTGGACGAGCTGATTGTGGCGACGCCGGGCGATATGACCGACTACGCCTTCATCGAAGAAGATCTCAAGGAGCTTTCTGCTCAGGGAATCGATGTGCGCGATATCGCGTTCGATCCGGCGCAGGCCGCGTACCTGATGACACGACTGGAGCAGGAGGGATTGCCGGTCGTGGAAATGGCCCAGTCGGTCCGCAACTTGTCGGAGCCGATGAAGGAAGTGGAAGCGCTGATTCTGGCGCGCAAGCTCTGGCACGACGGCAATGCGGCCATGACCTGGATGATGGGCAACGTCGTGGCCAGGGTGGATGCGAAGGAGCATATCTATCCACGCAAGGAAAAGCAGGAGAGCAAGATCGACGGTGCCCTGGCACTGATTATGGCGATGGGGCGCGCGCTGCAGGTGCAGGAGCCCGGTCAAATCCAACAAGGCTTCGTGGTGATGGACTGATGCTCGGACTATTCAACAACGACCGGCGCCCCGACCCCCGCGACCGGATTGAACCCACCTTCACCAATCTCGCAGATGCCGAAACGGTTTTGTCGTCGGATATGCGGATGTTTGAGGTCTTCGGGAACCAGGCTACGGCGTCTGGTGCAACGGTCAGCCCGACCACTTCCATGCGCGTATCTGCAGTTTTCGCGGCAGTCAGCCTTATCGCTGGCGCTATTGCCCAGCTGCCGATCCCTGTGTACGAGCGCAAAGCCGACGCCAGGGTAAAGGTGGACCACGACTACTGGTGGTTGCTCAACGAGCAGTTCTCGCCAGCGTGGTCCAGCTCAACCGGATGGGAGTTTCTGGTAGGTCAGGTGCTGTTGCGTGGCGATGGGATCGCCTACATTCAGCGGAACCGCGCGGGAAGCATGACAGGCATTATGCCGTGGCCGCGTGAGCGGGTCATGGTGATGAAGCAGCAGCGGTCGAGCCCGCGTGAGGCGCACCGTCTGCAGTACACCTTCCATGACGATGAAGGATATTTCACCGTCGACCAGGACGATGTTCTGCACCTCCCGGGCTTCGGCTTCAACGGGGTCTGCGGCATGTCCGTGATCCAGTGGGGGGCACGGAACGGCATCGGCATCGCCATTCAGGGCGACGAGCATGCCGGTAAGTTCTTCTCCGAAGGTGGCAAGCCGGAGGTGGCGGTTAAGGCGGCAAAGGAGATGGGCGTGGCTGCACAGGACGCCTTCCGCGACGCCTGGGTTAAGAAGTACGGCGGCGTGCAAGGCAACAGGCGCATCCCGTTGATCCTGACCGAGGGCTTGGATATCACCGAGCTGACCATGTCCGCTGTCGACCAGCAGCTGCTGGAGTCGCGCCAGTGGCAGGTGATCGATATCGCCCGTGCGTTTGGCGTGCCGCCGCACATGATCGGCGAGACCAGCAAAGCAACGAGCTGGGGAAGCGGCATCGAAAGCATGGGCATCGGCTTCGTCAAGTACACGCTGGGCCCGCACTTGAAGCGGATCCGCGACGAGCTGAACCGAAAGCTGTTCAGGACGTTCCGCAACTTTGTGGAGCACAACGTCGATGGCTTCATGGCCGGCGACTCCAAGACCCAAGGCGAGTATTTCGGTAAGGCGCTGGGCGGTCCCGGCGCACAGGGCTGGATGACGGTCAACGAAGTGCGCCGCCTCAAGAACCTGCCGCCCATTGAGGGCGGCGATGTGCTGTATCGCCCCACCGAGACCGCACGACCCGCTCCGGACGCCACGTCCGCCGCACCGAAGGAACCTGACGATGACGACACCGAAGCTGCTGCAGCTGGCGAAGAATAACGCCGGAAAATCCAAGCCGATCCGCGCTGAAACCGAGGGCAGGGAGGCGACTATCTACCTCCACGGCGTGATCGGCGGATGGTGGGGCGATATCGACGAAACGCTGTTCGTGCAGGCCATGGCCGGCATCGACGCGGACGTGATCCACCTGCGCATCGACTCCCCGGGCGGGGACGTTTTCGCGGCGCGGTCCATGATGACTGCGATCTCCCAGCACAAAGCGAAGGTGATCGCTCACGTCGACGGTCTGGCGGCGTCTGCTATGACGGGCGTCTGCATGGCGTGTGACGAGGTCGAGATCAGTCAGGGCGCCGGCTTCATGATCCACAACGCGTGGACTATCGCCATCGGCAACAAGGCCGATATGGCCAAGACCGGCGAGCTGCTGGGCAAGATCGACACGGGCTTGGCTGGCGATTACACGCGGCGTACCGGCAAGGATCAGGCCGAGGTTGTCGCGTGGATGGATGCCGAAACCTGGTTCACCGCGGACGAAGCCAAGGAGCATGGCTTCGCAGACAGGGTTGCCGAGGTTGTCGGGACCAAGAAGGCTTCCAATCACTGGGATCTGTCGGCCTACAACAACGCCCCTGCGGCCTTGGCGAAGCCTGCCCCGCCTGCTGACGATGGTCCGGCCATCGCCGCGCACCTGACCACTCTGTCGCGCCATCTGGCGCTGATCGAACGAACCCCTGCGTAAGCGGCTCCCGCCCGCAGCCATCCCAAGCCGCCGAAAGGCGGCTTTTTTTCGACCCAAGGAAAATACACATGCCTTTCAACATCCAGGCCGAGCGGGAGCGCCGTACCGCGCTGGCGAAGGACACCCGCAACCTGCTGGACACCAACACCGGTGACGGCAAGACGTGGAATGCCGATCACCAGAAGAAGTACGACGAGAACGTGGCCGAGATCGAGCGTATCGACGCGTCCATCGAGCGGCACCAGAAGATGATGGACCTGACGGCTGACGAAGCCTTCCGCAATGCGGGCGGCCGTGAACACGGTGATCCGCGTGCACCGGGCGCCGGCGGCAACCAGGCATCCAGCGAGGTGAAGCTGTTCGACAAGTGGGCGCGCGGTGGCGACAGTGCACTGTCGGCCGAAGACTGGCAGCAGGTCAACGCAGCCATGTCGGGCAATCCGAACCTCAATCCCGAGCAGGGCGGCTACACCGTGCCCACCACCATCGCTTCCAGCATCCTGGAGGCGTTGAAGGCGTACGGCGGCATGCGTCAGGTCGCCGACGTGTTCAGCACGGCCGGCGGCGAGCCGATGCAGTACCCGACGAGCGATGGCACCTCGGAAGAGGGCGAAATCGTGTCCGAGAACCAGTCGGCTACCGACGCGGACACCACCTTCGGGACCAAGGGCCTGTCGGTCTATAAGTACAGCTCCAAGGTCATCACCGTACCCTGGGAGCTGCTGCAGGACAGCACGGCGGATATCTCGGGCTTCATCGAGCGCCGACTGCAGTCGCGCCTGGGTCGTGTCACCAACCGTCACTACACCGTGGGCACCGGCAACGGCCAGCCGATGGGCGTCGTGACGGCGGCGAGCGTGGGCAAGATCGGCCTCGTTTCGGACCTGCCGATCATCACCTACGATGACCTGGTGGAGCTGGAGCACAGCGTGGACCCGGCGTACCGTCAGCTCGCGCACTGGATGATGCATGACGACTCCCTCAAGATCATCCGCAAGGTGAAGGACGAGAGCGGTCGTCCGATTTTCGTGCCGGGCTACGACCAGGGCAACCCCGGCGGTGCGCCGGATCGTCTGCTGAACCGCAATATCCAGATCAACCAGCACATGGCCAGCCCGGCCGCTGGTGCGAAGTCGCTGGCCTTCGGCGATTTCAGCTTCTACAAGATCCGCGATGTGATGGCGGTGACGCTGTTCCGCTTCAACGATTCGGCCTACATCAAGAAAGGCCAGGTCGGCTTCCTGGCGTGGATGCGTACCGGCGGCAACCTGATCGACGTCGGCGGCGCGGTCAAGACCTTCCAGCACGGGCCGGCGGCCTGATCTCAACGCGGTAAGTGCTGACGCCCCGGGCTATCCGGGGCGTCTGGAGACCACCATGGCAAACAAGCAACGCGCGGCCAAACCCGCGCAGAACGACAGCCCCCTGCCGGGCACCGAGGGGGGTGCGAGTACCGGTGCGGACGCAGGCACTGGCCCTGACGCCGGCATCGGCACCGGCACCGGCACCGGCCCTGACGCTGGCGCCGGCACCCAGGGCGGCACCAGTACTGGTGCGGACGCGGGCACTGGCCCTGACGCCGGCACCAGCACCGAGGACGGCACCGGCACCGGCACCGGCATCGAAGATGCTCCGCCGAGCGTGGACGGGCGCGTGCGGGTTCGTCTGCTGTGTACGAACCATCTCGGCCAGATCGGCGATATCGTCACCGTGCCCACTGGTCACGTCGATGCGCTTCGCAGCGGTGGGCTCGCGGATCCGCATCCGGCGGCGCTGGAAGTGGGGGAATAGCCGGTGCTGCGGCTGGTGAGCGCGGTCCCGGCTGCCGCCGAGCCGGTGACGTTGGCCGAAGCGAAACAGCACCTGGTCGTCATTCACGACGCCGACGACCTCCTGATCCTCGCGTACATCGCCGCGGCCCGGGAAGTGGTGGAGCAGCAGACCGGCTATGCGCTGGTCGCTGCGACCTACGACTGGACGCCGGGCCTTCCTGGCTGGGCCGAGCTGCCGATTGAGCCGGGGAGTGTTGACAGCGCTCAGGGGGATTTGCCCGTCCGCTTCACCACGGCACCAGGGGCGCCTCCTGCGGCGTTGCGCGCGGCCATCCTGTTGAAGGTCGGCGACCTGTACGCCAACCGCGAGGCGACGGTGCAAGGCCTGACCGAGAATCCGGCGTTTGATCGCCTGACGTTCCCGTATCGCAGGTTCAGGCCATGAGGCGCGCCGGGAAGTACCGTCACCGGATCACGCTCCGCGTGAAGGAGACAGTTCGGTTGCCGCTCGGCGGTGACCGGATCGAATGGGTTGATTGGAAGCCGGAGGTTCCGGCTGAGGTCGTCCCGCTCTCTGGCCGGGAGTTCACGGCAGCCACGGCTGAACATGGCCAGGTCACGGCGCGTATGGAGATCCCCTACATCCCCGGTGTGGTGAACACCATGTCCGTCCTGTTCGATGGTCAGCCGTACGCCATCCGCGCCGTGCTTCCCGATCCGACTGCGCGGCAGCACCTGACACTGATGGTTGACGCGGGGCTCTCTGATGACTGAACAGATCCAGATTGAAGGCCTTGATGGATTGCTTTCCTCGTTACGGGACCTGCCTTCTGCGCTGCAAAGCAAGACGCTGCAGTCTGGAATGCGCCGTGGTGGAAATTTGATCCGGGACGATGCGCGCTCCCGAGTGGCGCGCGCGTCGGGCTTCCTTTCCACGCAGATCGTGGTGAGAAAGGCTAGTGCGCGCGAGCGAGGCCGTGCTGGTCTCAGCAAGGGTGACGCATACCTCGTCGTTGGGGTGAAAACTGCCAAGGTAGCCAGGTATGCACGTACCAAGCGAAACCATAGGCGCAAGCGCGCTGGAAAGCTGTACGAGAAGTCGGGTTGGGCCTACTACTGGAGATTCTTGGAGTTCGGCACCAGGAAAATGGCCGCGAAGCCGTTTCTTACCCCCGCCGCTGAATCAAACGGGCCGCAAGCTGCGCAGGTAATGATCGATCAAACTTGGAAAGCCATCGAACGAGCGATCTGGGCAAAGGGGTGGCGCTGATGGTTCCTCTGATCCAACCATTGCTGCAGGGCGACGCCGAAGTGCGCCGGGTTCTCGGCGACCCCATCCGCGTCCACCCCAATACAGCGCCACAGGGCACGCCGCTGCCCTACGCCACTTGGACAATCGCTGGCGGCGCGCCTACAGAGTCCCTGTCTGATGGTCCGCCAGCGGACGGCTGGCGGGTGCGCATCACTGTGTGGGGAAGGGACACTGGGCAGGCCAACGAGGCGGCCATGGCGATCCGTGATGCCGTCGAGAAAGTGGGCAGCATCGAGTCCTACAACCCGCCGCCGGACGACGACGACACCGGGACATTCGGCATCTCCTTCGATGTGCGTCTGCTGCACATCCGCTAGGGCACAAGGGGTCTTCTCTCCGCCGGCGAAAGCCGGCTTTTTTACGCCCGGCGACCGGGCTCAACCATAAGAGGTAAACCGCAATGGGCGTTTTGAAGTCCAAGCACTCCCAGCTTTTCATCGCCATCGCGGCGGCCGAGGTTATCAAGGTCACGCGACTGCGCTCGGTAGGCTTCCCCGATGGCCAGGCCTCCGAGATCGATATCTCGGACTTCGACGACGATTGGGACCAGTTCGTCGCCGGTCGCAAGGCCACGGGCAGCACCAGCATCGAGATCAACTACGATCCGGTCGACCACGAAAAGATCGAGGCTCTGCATGAGTCTGGTGCCATCGTGGACTTCCTGGTCACCGCGCCGCTGAGCGAAACCGCTGGCGTTCCGAAGCCGGTCGCTGTTGCTGGCAAGATCACGCCGCCGACCACGGTGGTGTCCAAGCAGTTCCAGGGCTTCGTCCAGAACTTCGCCGTTCAGGTGGCGGACAACGACATCTGGAAAGCCACGATCACGATCCGCGGCACCGGTCCGGTCAAGACCAACAAGGCCACCGGCGCTCCCTGATTCGCGCTACGGCGTAGTTCCGGCCCGCTTCGGCGGGCCAACCCCTTTGGCAGAGCGAGCGGACCCTCCGCGTGTTAGCCGTGCGCGGCCCGCGCGCTCTGCCGCAATTCAAGGAAACGGCCAATGAGCAAGACCAACGAAACCACCGAAGCCCAGCCGCTGCCGCCTGTGAGCATCCTGCAGGCGTTCACCAACGCCGGCATGTTCGCTGCGAAGGACGTGCAGCCGGACACCATCGAACTGCCGGATGGCAGTAAGGCGCATTTCTTCGTGCGCGCGCTGCCGGATACCGAATTCCGCAACCTGTACGCGTCGGGTGACCGCGCCAAGCTGATCTCGGCCACGATCTGCGACGAGGACGGAAAGCGCGTCCTGACCGAAAAACAGGCTGGTGATCTCAAGCCCAAGGTGGCGGCCAGCCTGCAGTCCATCGCGCTCAAGCACGCCGGCTTCGGCAGTGACGCCGACGCGCTGCAGGAAGAAGCGGGAAACGGCTAAGGAAGCGTGGCGAGGACTGGTTCTGGCACGTCCTGGCTGGCCACCTCCACCGCACGGTGGCCGAGCTTCGCGCCACCATGTCGCGCAAAGAGTTCCTGTGGTGGTGGGAGTTCAACAAGCGCAACCCTATCGATCCCGTCAGCATCCACCAGAAGCCCGCCGCGCTCGTCGCCTACATCACCGCCGTGCACAGCCAAGGTGGCACGAAGCACAGCATGCAGCAGTTCCTGGAGACCCTTGTTCCTCGATCTGACGACGACGAGGCGCAGGACTGGTTTGAATCTCTGAGATAACCCATGGCCGATACCTTCGGGCGCTTCTCGGCGCTCCCCATTGGCCCTCTGCTCGCTGCCCGCGACGGAGGGCTGACTCTCGCCACGACCGCCGCCGCCAACGGCGCCAGGTGCGCGCGCTCCGACTTCGCGCTGGGTAGCGGCACGGTGGGGGTGGAGTTCGCCGTGTGGGGCGAGGACGCGCTCGCCGCAGTCGTGGGGTTTGTGACCCCGGCCGCATCGCTCAGCCAGTCGCCGGGTGCCAACGCGAACGGCATTGGCTGGGAGCTGGCTACCGGGCGCCTGCTGCAGGGTGTCGGCGCCATCGCCACCGGCCTGCCTGCGGTAGTTCATGGCGATATCGTTGGGCTGCGCATCGCTTTCGGTAGCCCGTCGCGCCTGCAGCTGTACGTGAACAGCGCAATGGTCCACCAGCGCGATCTGTTGCTCAGCGGTCCGCTGCACTTCGCGGCGGGCTTGGCCGCCACAAAGGCCGGCGGCCTGTGCGTGGCGGTGAACGCTGGCCAGTGGGCGCCGCGAAGCGAGGCAGCCGCTGCCGGCTGGCGGCTGGATGCCGTGGCTGTCGCCCCAATCCGGTTGGCCGACGCTGACTGGCTCAGTGCCCCGGGCGACAGCCCGGCCAACGCGCGGTTTGAGGGGCTGATTGCCGAGGGCGTCAACCTGGTGCAGGAGCTGAGCTTCTGGCCATGGGGTGGCGATCCTGTTTCGCAGACGGCCGCCGCACAGTGCGTTGTTGCCGACGCAGAGGGGCTACTGGACGCCATGGCGCTGTCGGGCGCCTCGGGCGAGCCGGTGCGGATCCTGATGGTGGATGAATCTGCCATGCTGGCCGACGCGTCGCCGGTGTTCCGCTGCGCGATCGATCAGATCGAGATCAACGACGACGGCAGCAAGACCCTGCACCTGCGGGACGCCCACGACTACTTGGGGCTGACCTTGAACCGCGGGGTGTTCCTCCCCAACGTCGAGTCGCTGGCCTGGAAGCCTCAGCCGGTGGTCATCGGAGCTGTGGCCAGTGTTCCGGCGGCCGGCGGCAACTCGGACGCCACGGCGATGTTCGTCGCGGATGGACGTGTGTACGTCGACACGGTGATGGACCGTGGCGACCTGATGGAGGCGGGCACGTTCAGCGTATCGCCGGATGGCCAGCAGCTGCTGATGAAGTCGCCGCCGGTGATGCCGGTGGTTGCGGACATGTCCAGCGTCGGGCCCGCGATGGCGCCGGCCACGCTCGCCGCCGCTGTCGCGGATGTGATGGGCCGGCTGGGGAGCGGGGCATGGTCGCTGGCCGATTGCCAGGGGGTGGATGCTGCCACCGGCTATGCCGGGATCGGCTACTACGCAGGCTCGGCGGTCACCGGCCGCGACGCGTTGAATGCGATGCTCCCGAGCTTCGGCACTGGCTGCTACCAGGACGCAACCGGTGTGCTGCGGTTTGTCCGCGTTGTGGCGCCAGAGGCGTTTACCGGCCCGATGGCGTTTGAGCTGTCTGAGGCGCACATGGCAACGGACCTGGTCGGCGTCCCCGATGACGCTCCGAACCTGACGCGACGGATGGCCTATCGCCCCAACGCGCAGGCCCTGGGGGCATCGGATTTGGTTACCGACGTGGTTGACGTGCCGCAGGCGCGGCGCGACGAACTGACCGCCCTGTATCGCGGCCAGGTGTACGCAGCCGGCCCGCTGGACGCGCACTACCGCCGGGCCGATGCGGCTGATCCGGTCATATCGCTGTTCTGGCGTTCTGTCGATGCCCAGGCCGAGATCGACCGGGTCGTGGGCATCTACCGGCAGCAGCGCTTCTTCTACCAGTTCACTGTGCGCGGTGACCAGCAGCTGGCGCCCCTGCCTGGACAGGTTGGCCGGCTGACCTATGGCAGGTACGGCCTTGCCGATGGCAAGCCGGTGCTTGTGCGTCGGGTCGAGCGAAACCCGGCCACGGGGGATGTGGTGCTGACGGTGTGGGGGTAGCAGCGTGCTCATTGGATTTGGAATGCCGGCGGTTACGACTGCCACGCTCACCGGCGGCACCTGGCTAACTTCCGATCAGGGCTCGGCGTTGTTCGACGGCAAGCCGGGGCGTGCGTCGCGCATCCGGCGCACTGGCTCCCTCGCAATCACGGTCACGCTCGCGCAGTCCATCGTGCCGGGCATCGTGGCGGTCCTCGGGCTAAGCGTGCCGGCCGGTGTGCAGGTACGGGCCGCCGGCGCGGTGGGCACGACCATCAAGCTGCCGGATGGCAGCGTGTGCGCCTGGCTCTTTCCGCAAGGAACTACCGCGGTGTCGGTGGTGTCGGTCGAGGTCGTCACGACGGACACCAACGTGGACATAGGGGAGATCGCAATCTTCCGCGTTGTCGATGTTGGAATCAGCGACGGCTGGGGCGTGGTGCTGGTCGACAGCAGCGCCCACACCAGGACCAAGGGCGGGCAGTTGAACACGGTGGATGGCGCGCTGTATCGGCGGATGACGTGCAGCCTGTCCGGAAGGCCTGCCGAGATTGTGCGCGGCGGCGGGCTGGCCGGCGGTGTGGACTGGGAGACGGTCGCTGCGGCGATGGCCGGGCGTCGTCGGTCGTGCGTGGTTCCCCAGTACAGGGACATGGCTACGAAGGCGTTCAACCCAGCGCTGGCGGCGCGCGCTGCCATCTATGGCTACCCGACCCAGCTGCCGAGCGCCGAGAACATCAGCCGCAACTACTTCTCAGGCACCATAGAGTTTGAGGAAGTGCCGGCCTGACCCCTGCGTGGATCGATGGCATCATTCCCTCACAACCACTGTTGAGGGGGATCGATGTATACCGTGCTGGCCGTTCTTGGGCTACTGGCCGCGTTGGCCGGATTGCTTATGCTCACTCAGGGAACTATGGGGGTCGGTGCTATTGCATTCGGCGTATTCCTGGTTGCCCTGGCTCGGGTGATCCAAGCAGAGCGCCACCATTCAAAAACCATGGGTGAATAGCCGGTCCGCCGGCCCCCAACCAAAAGCCCCGCCTAGTGCGGGGCTTTCTCGTTTCTGGAGCCGACATGTCCCTCTACACCCTCACCGTCGACCTGTTGATGAAGACGGGTTCATTCGTGAAGGACGCAGGCAAGGCTGAGCGCCAGTTCTCGCAGTCCATGGACCGCATGCAGGCCGTGGCGCGAAGGGCGGGGACGGCCATCGGCCTGGCGATCTCGTCTGGCCTGACCACGACCACGGCTGCGGCCGTTGCCTGGTCTCGGCAGGTCGCCGACCTGAGCGTGCAGTACGACCGGATGGCAACCCTGTCGGGCAGCACGTCCGAGGCGTTCCAGCGGATGGCAGCCGGTGCAAACGTCGTTGGTATCAGCCACGAAAAGCTGGCGGATATCCTGAAGGATGTGCAGGACAAGATCGGCGACTACGTCCAGACGGGCGGCGGTGCGATGGCCGATTTCTTCGACAACATCGCACGGCGCACGGGTGTTACCGCCGAGCAGATGCGGAAGCTGTCCGGCCCCGATGCATTGGGGATGTACTTCAACAGCCTGGAAAGGGCGAACCTGTCGCAGTCGGAACTGACCTTCTACATGGAGGCCATCGCCAGCGACTCGTCCATGCTGATTCCGCTGCTGCGGAACAACAGCGCCGGATTCCGCCAGTGGGGCGACGCTGCCGAGGCAGCGGGCGCGATCATCGATAGCAAGACCACGAAGGCAACGAATCGGCTGCGCGAGATCACGCAGGAAGCCGACTTGGCCATGATGGGTTTGAAGGTGAGTGTGGCGGAGGAGCTGCTGCCGACGCTGAATAACCTGACCGAGTTCATGGCTTCGCAGCAGACGCGCAACGCCTTCGCGACTGCCACGAAGTGGGTGGCAGAGCTGACCGGCCAGATGGCAGAAGGCGCGGTTCAGATCGTGAACCTGATCGGCCGCTACGCAGAGCTGCAGGCCTTGGAGGGCGCTTCGGCTGGTGCGCTCAGCGATGCCAGCGAGGATGCACTGAACGAACAGATGGGCGACCTGTTCGCTCGGCGCAAGCTGTTGCTCTCGGTGGAAGCGCCCTCCCCGGAGCGCGACAAGGAAGCCGAGCGGCTCTTGGCGGAGCGGCTGCGGATCCAGCGCGAGCTGACTCGCCGATATGGGCCGCAGGTGACCCTGATCGACAACGGCCAGATGCTGCCGGACTCTGCGCTGAAATCGAATGCGGTGGGCTATAAGCCGACCGGGAATATCGACAAGGGGGCGCGCGACAAGGCTGATGCCGAAGCGAAGCGCCGTGCCGAAGAGATTGCACGCTACAGGCAGCAGGCGGACGAAGCCGCCGGCGCGATGGAGGGGCCTCTTGCCGAGGCCATGGCCAAGCACCTTGGCAATATGGCCGAGTACAACGGGCTCTTGGCAAAGGGCAACATCGCCCAGGCTGATGCGAACGTGCTGATGGGCCAGAGCGCCCTGGAGTACGCCAAGGTTGCCGCCGAGGTCGAGAAGGCCATGGGCGGCCCGGAGCAGCTGCTGGCCACCTTTGGTGCCGAGCTGGAATTGCTCGGCAAGACCGGGCGCGCACGTGAACTCTACCGTCGCCAGCTGGTGAACGAGAAGGACATGCGCGAGGAGCTGCGCAAGGCAGCGGAGGCCGCCGGCGGCCAGGATGCGCTGGCGCTGGCCAAGGGCGCGAGCAGCTACGCAGAGTACGAGAAGGCCATGCTGGACGCGGCCGCTGCCGCGGCAGAGCTGTCTGTGCAGATCGAGGAGGCTGCGGCGAACGCCGAGGCTTTGGCCAATGTGATCGTTTCGGGCCTGGCCGATGGCGTCGATGCGTTCGCCGACTTCGCGGCAGATGGACTCCGGAACTTCGACAACTTGTGGGACGACCTCAAGAATGCGGCGAAGCGCGGCCTGCGGGACATGATTGCCGAGATCGCGAAGCAGAAGCTGATTATCCCGATCCAAACGCAGCTGATGAACGGGATCAGCGGGCAGGGCGGCGGGCTCAGCCTGCAAAGCATCATGGGCCTGTTCGGCGGTAACGGCACCGCCGGCGGCGGCCAGAACGCCAGCAACATCGCGGGTCTGTTGTCGCAGGGCCAAGGCCTGTTTGGCGGGTCTGCTGCAGGCGGTGCTGCGGGCGCCAACTCTCTGCTCGGTTTCGGCAACAACATCGCAGCATTCACCGGTGGTGGCACCAGCGCCGCGGCTGGTGCTGCATCGGGTGCGTCCGGAGCTGCTGGTGCGGCCACCGGTGCCCTCGGCGCCGTTGCCGCGTTCGCCCCGTATGCGGCCCTGATCGCGATGGGCATGCAGATGGCGGGCAGCGCGTACAAGGACGGGTTCGGGCTGGAACACCAGAACAAGATGGACCTCCTGAACCGGGGGCACCTCGCCTCTGGTGGCCTGCTGACGCCGGTGATGCTCGACAGCATGTCGCTCGACTACATCGGGCGCGCGCTGGGCATGAGCAACAAGACGGCGGCGATCTTCTCCGGCAGCTCGCTGCTGGGTAAGGCGTTCGGCCGTAGCGCCCCGAAGATCACGGGGCAGGGCCTGACCGGTTCGTATGGCTTCGGCGGCTTGGACGGCCAGTCCTACGCCGACGTGAAGCAAAAGGGCGGCTGGTTCCGTTCGGACAAGAAGTGGACCCAGTACGGGGCGCTCGATCCGGGCATCGACCGCACGTTCGATATGGCAGCGCGGCAGATCCGCGGCGCGACCACCGACCTGGCAAAGCAGCTGGGCGTCGACCTCACCAAGCAGCTGGCCAGTGTGCGGGTGGACCTCGGCAAGCTGCAGCTCTCGTCGGATTCGGCCGAAGCACAGCAGCAGCTGGAAGCGTATCTGGCCGATATGCAGGACCGTCTGTTCACGGAGGCCGTGAAGGCGGCCGGGTTTGGCGGTCAGCTGGACGGCTACTTCGGCTCGGCGGACGTGTTCAGCGCTCTCGGTGCTTCCATCGAGCTGGCCGTGGGCAACGCGGACCAGCTCGGGCGCGCACTGAACGCGCTGGAGATCGAGAAGGTCAACAAGGCCGTCGACTACTTTCAGGATCTCGCCGGCGTGGCCGGCACGGACCTGGCCACCCAGGTGCAGAAGGTGACCGGGCTGCTGGGCAACTACGCCACACTGATGGCCGACGTGTCGACCCAGCTTCTGACCGGCGACCTGTCCAGCTACCAGCAGCAGGCGCTCAGCATCGAGCGGACCTATCGCCAGCAGGTGAAGTCGGCCAACGACTACGCCAAGGCGCTGGGCCTGTCCGGGGCACGCGCGGAGGACCTGGCCAACATCGAGGCGTTGCGCGCCACGAACATGGGCAAGCTGCAGGCGCAGATCGACAAGGACAAGAAGGCCATGCAGTACGGCCTTTCCATCAGCGACCTGTCGCCCCTGACGGACCAGGAGAAGCTCAGCGAGGCGATGAAGGAGCTGGAGCGCGCCGTGTCCGGCGGCGACACCAGCGCAGCTCAGGCGGCCGCTCAGGCGGCCTTGGGCTTTGGTCGGAACCTCTACGCCAGCGGCAAGGACTACAACGGCCTCTACGACCAGGTCACGGGCCTGATCGGCGGCATGAAGGTGGGCGACCTCGATATGGAGGACGGCACCAGCATGGGGGCGCTGGCCGATGCAATCGAAGCCCTGCCGGACAACTTCAGCCGCGCCGTGTTCGACCTGGTCGTGAACAACGACGGCCAAGCCGCGACCACGACCGCGGTGCAGCAGAGCAACGCGCTGCTGGCGGAGCAGAACCAGCTACTCCGCGACCTACTTTCCACCACCACGCAGGGCGTCCGCTCGTCGGCCAGCTCTGCCTTGCGTCAATCGCTCAACGCCATGTGAGGTAACTCATGCTGCAACGGAAACTCACGCTGGTGGATATCGGCGGGAGCGCTTTGCCGTCCCCGTCGCCGGCCGCGCCGCGCTACGCCAACTGGTTTCCGATGCCGTACAAGGCAGCCGCCGTGCCGCCGGTGGAGGGGGTTACCCCGAACCCGGTGGCCGATGGCGTGCTGCTTGAGTGGGCGGCCGTTGACCAGGAAGGCGTGGTCTACGTGATCGAGCGCGGGCCTTCCGCGCAAGGCCCGTGGACCGAGATCCACCGGACCGCCGAAACCCGCTACCACTACAGCGACGGCAGCGGCCAGAAGTGGTGGTTCCGGATCACTCCGACCGTGCGCGGCAAGCCCGGCGCCGGCAGCACGGTAGAGGTAACCCCTCCGACCACCACTGCCGACCTGGTGGAGCAGCAGGAGAAGCTGGCCGCCGAGACCTTGGCACGCATGCGGGCCGACGCCGCCGAAGCCGCCGCCCGCGCGGCGGCCATGGCGCAGGCGGCGCAGGATCTGCTGGCCGAGGCGACGCTGCGCCAGCAGCAGTATGCCGAGGCGATGCAGGGCATCGCCGACGAGGCGCGTGCCCGGGCCGATGCGGTGCTGAACGAGAAGCTGGCCCGCGAGGCTGCCATCAGCCTGGAGCAGCAGACCCGGCAGAGCGAGGTTGAATCCCTCGCGCGCCAGGTGGCCGAGGTGGCCGCCGGCAGCGGCACGCAGTTCGACAGCCGCGCCATCTGGTACTTCGACCAGACGGTGGAGGGCTGGACCGGCAATGGCACGCCGACGCTGGTGGACGGCTGGCTACGGCCGGCCAACGCCGCAGCGACGCCGTGGGTGCAGTCGCCGGCGGCGCTGGCCGTGGACGGCAGCGCCTACCGCTTCGTGAAGCTGCGCGTGAAGCGCGTTGGCTCGCCGACGTGGGCCGGCTTCCTGCAGTGGATCACCCCGAGCGACCAGAACTGGAATACGCAGAAGCGGGTGGCCATCGCCGAGCCGGCGTGGGACGCCAACGGCGTGGCAACCGTGGACGTGCAGGACATTGCCTGGTGGCCCGGCACCGTCGACCGCATCCGCCTGCAGCTGGGCGCGGCGCAGACCGTGGCCAACTACTACCTCATTGACTACGTGGCCGTGGGCCGTCCGACGCCGGGCGCCTCCGTGGCGCTGGTGCAGGCCGAGACGTTGGCGCGCACCAACGCGATCGCTGCGGAGGCGAGCCAGCGCAACACGCTGGCCGTCCAGATGCGGGGCAACTACACCGGCACCGACCCGCTCCAGCTGACGGCGGGCCTTGCCTACGAGGAGTTGAAGGCGCGCGTGGCGGCCGACAATGCGCAGGTGCAGCGCATCAACGCGATGGAAGTTCGGATGCCGGCTGGAACCGGCGGCCTCGCCACCGCGGCGTCGGTGACCGAGGAAGCCCTGGCGCGCGCTGCGGCTGACAACGCCACCGCAAGCACCATTACTGCGCTTCGCGCCGACGTTGAGGGCAAGGCAAGCAACTCTGCGCTGCAGCTGCTTCAGTCACAGGTCACGATGCAGGGCAACGATATCACCAGCCTTGGCACCGCGATCACGAACGTGTCGGCATCACTGGGCAATATCGGTGGCGATAACCTGATCCCGAACAGCAGCTTTGAAACCAGCGGCGCGGAAACCAGCACCCTGCCGGACTGGTTCGCGTCCAACAGCATCCCGCAGGCTGTCAGCTATGGTTCGGCATTTACGGTGGCAGGTTCGACCCGCGCCATCCAGTTGACCGCAACCGCACCGGCACAGGGGGCGGGGTATTACTTGGGCATCGAGGTCGCGACGACCAATCGTCCCAAGCCGGTGCCGGGAACGAAGTACACGCTTTCCGCATGGGCTGCGCGTATGACTGGCACCGCTTGCCGCCTGCAGCTGCTGGTGCAATGGCTCGACGCCAACAACGCCGGCATTGGTTCTGCTCAGTACGCACCGATTGTTGACTTGACCGGCAGCATGACGCGTTACGCCGGTACGTTCACCGCACCGACTGGTGCTGTCAGCGTGCGCATCTTCATTCGTGGTGCGGCAAACGCCGCAGGAGATAACATCGCGCTGGCAATCGACAATGTGATGTTCCAGCAGGGCGAAGTCGCAACCAACTGGATGCCCAGCGGCGTGGAGGCTGCTGCGAAAATCACCGCCAACGCGAACGCTACCACCGCACTGACCGGCACTGTCACCAGCCTGCAAGGAACTGTCACTGCGCTGGGCCAGTCGGTAACTACCGTCAACGCCAAGATCGACAATGTCGGCGGCGACAATCTGATGGTGAATAGCAGCTATGAAGAAAGCACTTCGCTGACCGCTTCACCGACGGGATACGGTACTGAAAGTTCTGGTGGCCTGACGGTTGCTGTGTCCTATGTCAGTTCCCCGTTGCCGGGCGGCAGCCGTGCCGTGCGACTGGATGCGACCACCACCGCAGTCAATCAGACTATCGGTCTGCGCACACTGCCCAGCTTTGCCGACAAGCCTAAAATTCAACCTAACGTTGATTATGTTCTGTCCAGCTATGTTCGTGGTAAGGCTGGCTGCAGCGTGCAGATGTTTGCGCAGTTCTACAACGCCAGTAATGGTGTCTTGAATACTGTCACCTTGCCTGTAGTCGCGCTGACTGGCGAATGGCAGCGACTGATTCTTCCCGCGAAGACCACGGACGCTTCGGCGGTCGCTGTGATGCTTTTCATGGGCCGTCTGATTTCTCCGGCTGCGCAGGCGGTGTTCCTTGAACTCGACAACGTGATGCTACAACAGGGTACGGTTGCCACTGCGTACATGCCCAGCGCCGCCGAAACTCTGGCGAAGACCAACGCCAACGCTGCGGCAACCAGCGTCCTGCAGGGCACCGTTACGAGCCTGCAGGGAACCGTTACTGCTATCGGCCAGTCGATCACCACCGTAAACGCGAATATCGATCAGTTGAAGCAGCAGGGTAGCAACGCGGTGCCGGATGGCAGCTTTGAAAACCGTGCAGCCAACCAAGGTGTGGGCGTGGGTGTCGTGACGACGGACGCAGCACGAAGCGGCACGAAGTCGTTGAAGATCACGGCCAACGGTACGATTCGTGATGTCAGTGTTGCGGCGTTCGATAACCCTGGCGACAACCGGGTTTGGTACGCCGAAGCTTGGGTGCGAAATGCGCCGGGCGCAGCTGTGGCGACGGGAAACATCCAGTTGGCCGCGACGTGCAACCTTGCTAGCGGGGGTGTCAGCTATCCGCAATTCAAGGCGCTTGCTTCTGCCTCGCTGACCGATAGCTGGCAGAAGATGTCTGGCTACATCACCGTACCTGCGACGACCACTCGCCTGCAGATTCGCCTCTCCATCCGTGAAAACGTGCCATCGGGCTCGGTTCTGTGGGATGACATCTATGCGGAGGATGTGACCGACGCATACAACGCACAGGCCACTGCGGCAGGTGCGGCCAGCGGTGTCAGCGCCCTGACTGCGACCGTCACGCAGCAGGGCCAGCAGATCACCGCGCAGGCCAGCAGGATTGATGGCGTGCAGGCATCGGTGGCTGGAAAGACAGATGCGTCTGTCGTCCAAGAAATGCGTGTGCAGGTCAACAACCAGGGCGGCAGCGGTAACCTGCTGATCAATTCGACCTTTCCGTTCTGGGAGCGCAACGGTTGGGGCTGGGGTAATAACAGTGGCGGTTTCACGGAGTTGGGAAACCCCACCAACGATTCGCAATGGAATCCCGTAGGTGTCTACGGTATCGGTGCAATGTCGGGTAACACCGTGAGTAGCAGCACCATTTCGTGGTTCGGCACGGAGTATGACATTGCCGTGGAGGAGGAGAAGACGTACTGCGCATCTGCGTGGATCAACACGCACCGCTGCCTGGCGGCTATCGAAATCACGTATCTGCGTCGAGACGGCACGGTTATAACCAACGCCAACACGGGTTGGAAGGGGCCGGTAGGTCAGGCTAACGTAACGCTGGGCAACCTTCCGCGCTACTTCATGATGTTGAAGGCACCTTCAGGGGCAGCATTCGCAAAATTCCGAGTGCTGGTGCTGGGCAACAACGAAGCCTCCCCCTACATCTGGATGTTCCGCCCGATGTTCTCGCAAGTTTCTGACGGTGCCACGCAACCGCCTGAATGGTCGGCAGGCGGATTGGAAACTACTGCGGAGTACAAGCTTTCTGTGCGCTCAGGCAATGTAATCGCGGGCATGCAGCTGGCTTCCAACGGTTCGACGTCTGAACTGAATTTTCTCGCTGACGTGGTGAACATCCTATCGCCAGGAGCGGCTGACGGCTTTGAAATGACCAAGGGCTATCTGCGCGTGTGGTCAGGCAACTCGCAGCGCATCATCGGCAACAACTTCGGTGCGGATGGTCTGGTGGATTACTTCGGACCGAACGTGGGCGCAGCCAACGCGAGCAAAGCCAATGCGACAATGTGGATGGATCGCAGTGGTAATGCGTATTGGGGTGGTGCTATCGCTGCCGGTATCCTGCGCAACGCGGCGCAAAGCACCAGCATCGTCACCACGGGCAACAGCGTCCTGGTGGGTCCGTTCGATACCAATGGTCGGAACAAGCAGGTCGTGGTTGGTTTCAACCGGCGGCATCGTCGCATCAAGAACGCGCAGACGGCGCAGGGCTTCGTCGCAGGTGCCGGCACCAATGAAGGGATCATCAATCTGTATCGACAGCTGGATGGTCAGGCCGAGACGCTGTGGCAGCAGATTCCGATCACCGGCAGCGTGAACATCTTCAATCAGCCGGATGGCCCTGACTCGGCCGACTCAATCTGGAACGCGTCGCTGACCTTGAACGACAACGCCAACGGAGCTACACGGCGCAGCTACCGCGCCGAGGTTGTGAGCTTCACCGAACAGACCGTCACCCACCAGTCGGGCAGCTTCGACAGTCAGACGATCACGCAGAGCCTGTCGATTGTGTCCATCGAGCAATAAGCCATGCGGGGCTGGCTCTCGCCCCGCTTTTCCTACAGGAGATACACCATGCTTGCACGTGCACAGCTTTACCAGAAGATCGAGAACGCGGACAACCCGGGGAAGGTGCATCTGATCTTCCGCGCCACTGATGGCTCAGGCGCCATCTTCAACTTCTTCGTGTCACCGCAGGCCGCGGCGCCGTACGTGACGGCGGCCGAGTACGACCTCGGTGCGGAGGAGATCGTGGCGCAGCCGGAGGCCTAAGCCACGGCCTCCAGTAGCGCCTCGGTGTTGTTGCGCGGCGTGTTGACCGCACGGCTGACGCGGTAGGCCTCCATGGCCGGCGGCTCGCTGGCCAGGAGCATGGCCATGGCATCGTCGGTGCCAGCACCCATCCAGTCATCGATCTGGCCGGCCTGCAACCAGACCGGCATGCGGTCGTGGATATCCGCTGAGACGCCGCTGCTGTCGCCGGTGATGATGGTGAAGGTGCCCAGGTTGCCAGCGGGCAGCAGCGGGCTGGTGTCTTCCCACAGACCGGCCGCCAGCAGCGGGCCGGCGGCGTGGATGAACCACGGATCCTTCTTCCCGTCCTCCGGGCTCACCGACCACTCGTAGTACCCGGCCATGGGAATGACGCAGCGGCGCTGCTTGAACGCCGTGCGGAACGCGGGCTTGGTGGCCACCGTCTCGATGCGGGCATTGATGGTTGATCCCTGCAGGCCCTTGGCCTTGGCCCAGAAGGGCAGGAGGCCCCAGGCCATCCGGGCCATCTGGCGGCCTTCGCCACGGTCGAGGATGAGCGCGGCGCGCTGGGTGGGTGCCAGGTTGAAGCTCGGCTGGATCTCTGCCAAGCCTAGGGCGAGATCTGTCAGGCCGGGGAGGCCGAAGTCGACAACGGGGAGCTGGACGAATCGACCGCACATGCGCGAACCATAGAACGAGGACCGCATCGGCTTCGTGAGGCTGGCAAGCTGAATTATTTGGGATGCACGCCACTGTTTCACGGCTCGATTACGCCACCCGTTCAGGTCGGTGCTAGCCTCACCGCCCGGGGGATCTGATCGGGAGGTTCTTTCA